CTTACGACATAACCCATGTGCGACCTCTTTGTGTTTTAGCGGCTACGAAGGCCGCACCTGGAGGCGGTACAAGCCGCCCATGCCGATACGGAGTTGCTGCCCGTCCCAATCGGGGAGAATGGGCAGCGGATTATCACGGATGCAGGACATGATCGTGGCGGTTGCAGTCGTACCATGCGTGCGCTGCAACAGCGTATCGGCGGTGTTATTCACCGTCTTGAGCGTGTCGCTTTGCGTGGCGTAGCCCCAGAACCGCACCTGATACGGCCCCTCCCAAAAGAGGCGGATACCGGCGACGCCCTTGACATCGCGGCCGCCCATTGGCGTCACCACCGCGAACGGTAGCAGCGTGCCCTCTGGCGCCTGGATAGGCCACACGCCACCGGTCAAGCTCGCCATGATGCTGCTGTTGGCCTCAAGCTGGCTGATGAGCCACGCCAGCCCTTCAAGCGATTCATCCACCGAGCGCATCCTTTATGGCGTTGCCGATGTGCTCACGCAGGAGGTCCGGCAGCTTCGCTCGCATCGCTTCCGCCATGGGCGTCATGAACGGCTGTGCGCCCATGTGCGAGGTGCCGTACTCTACGAACACACTATGGCGCGCGGCGCTGGCGATATACGCCGTCTGATCGTCCGGCGGCTTCTCGATTTCCGGCAAACTCTTTTCGCCGTCTTCATAGGTGCTTTCAGTCGCCGTCACGTGATACACGTGATCGCGCATGTAGCCGGTATCTACGGCGGCGTGCTCGCGGGCAATCTGCTGCCCCTCGCTGGCCGCCGCCGTGATGGCCGCCGCGATACCCCGCTTGATGGCGGCGATAGCCTCAGGGATGTGATTGAAGTCGCCAGAGGATGCCATGCCTATTGCTCCTGCGCGGCGGGCGCGGGTATCTCGCTGCAAAACAGATTGATCTCGCGGTGCAACTCGTCAACGTCCTGCACATTCTGGATGAGGTAGGAGGCCGCGCCGTCGGACACCCGCATGCCGTTGAGGATGCGTATGGAGGGCGGGTAGCGGATATTGAGAATGAACACCGCTTTGCCGATTGGCTCCTGGCCGCTGACGGTGGCATAGCTGAACATCTGCCGCACCGTCACCTTCGCCCAGGTCACGAGCACGGTAGACCACGTGCCGGGGAGGAACCCCATGCCGGTGCGACTGCCCGCGCTCTGCGTCTGGATGGTGACCTTGCGGCGGCGTGCGCCGAGTGGCGTCCATTTATTCGCGCCCGCACTGGCACCACCGGGGGCTGCTGAGGACATCGTTTACATCCGTTCGTTCCACATCACACGTTGCGCACAGCGTCCAGCCCGTCCAGGATGGCATCGGGGATTTCCTCATCGCGGAATTCGTAGAGATGCGCCACGGCGTTGAGGATGGCGCGGCGGAACGACTTCGGCACGGCGCTATAGGTCAGGCCGTAGCCCGCCGTGTAGCTGATACGCACACGCGGCGCGTAGACGCCCAGGAAGTTGATGAGCGCCCCGGTCGGTGCCCAATACGAGATAGCGGACGCACGCAGCCACACCCGTTGCGGGTCGTTGTCTATGTCTACCACGTAGTCGAGCGGCACATTCAGGGATTGCCACACGTCCAGGTCTTTTTCGATCTCGGCTAGCGTAACGGTTTGCAGCGGCGTACGCGGCAGCCAGAACGTCAACTCTTGGCCTAGATGCGCGTAGAGGCCGCGTAGCTGCGACTCTGGCGCCTTGGGCAGCGTGAACACGCCTTGGAACGACTGCGTGATGAGGGCACGTGACGTGCGGCTCTCTACCCATTCCCGCGCGGTGCTGATGAGGTCGGCAATATAGTCGTCATCGTCGGGCCAGTCTATACGCAGGTGGCGCTTGGCCTGGCTGACTGTGACCGGCTCAACCGCCGGTTGCGCCGTCACCTTCAAGCTTTGCAGTGATGATCGGGACGAGCGCATGGCTCAGACTCCTTAGCGGCGGCGGCGGCGGGCTTGATCTTGTGGGCTGTTGTCGCCGTCGCCATCGTCCTCACCGGAATCGGATTCCGGCTGCGGCTCATGTGCCGCCTTGTACGCGCGCCGGTCTACGGGCTTGCCGACGGGGTTGCCGTTGGCGTCGCACTCAACGGCGCGGCCAGACGACACGAACGAGGTCATCAGGTGCTCGTCAACGGGCGGTGCGCTCTCGCGTGTGTAGACCTCACCAGCGGTATAGCGATAGACGGTATGCCCGTTGGGGCTGCCCTCCGCATCTTCGAGCATACGGATAGCCTGCTGCATGGTGGCTCCTTTGCGGCTGCGCTACGGCATGGTGCGCTCCCTGGCTAGGCGAATGCCCAACCCAACCGGGGAGCGCACCATCTCACGACAGCAGTAGCTAGCTAGCTGCCAGACGCCACGGTCGGCAGGTCGCGCGGGTAGCCGCCGATAGCCACGATGCCCCACACAAGGCCGGTGGTGCCCGTCTCGGTGGAGACGACGCGGACGTACCGCTGCGTGCCCACGTAAGCGCACCGCTGTGATGCGCTCTGGTTGGCCGCGCTGTTGATGGCGGCGAAGCCGCCGGTGGCCGCACCCGCACCGAGCAGGTTGGCCGCTGGCACGGGTGTCCAGGTGGCATTGTCGGGGCTGTCCTGAATGGCCCAACTGTGGTTGCCATCAGTCCAGGCGCCAGCATCGAGGAGCAGTTCAAGCGCCTCAAAGGGGGCGCCGATGCCGCCGCCCACCTCACGGTCAAACGACGCGCTGGTGACGGCGGCGATGGACGCCTTGGGCGGTGCAAGCGTCACCGCATTGACGATGTAGTGGATGGATTTGTTTGACATGCGTGTATGCCCTCCTATGGGGCGGTTATGCAACGAGGCGGGCGACGGTCAAGCCGCTCGCCTCAGAGGACACCCTACTGGACCTTGACGCCATGAATCGCTTCGGAGAGGACCGTCTGGCCACCGACGCGCTTGTAGGCGAGCACGCCGATCTGCGCGGACGTGGCGTACAGCTCCTCAAGGCGCTGGACGGCAATCTGCGTGCGGTCTACAATCGAGTAGCCGCGCTGGAAGTCACCAAAGGCCACCGCAAGCGCGCCACTCGCCACATTGGGCATGTCCGGCGCAATCACGTACGGCATGTTCAAGATCATGGGCGGGTCCGCCTGCGACAGTCCCGGCTCCCAGAGGTACCTGTTCTGGGTGTCCTTCATTTTGCGGATGACACCGAGCGTCGCCAGGTTCATGACCCACTTCGCCTGTGCCATGTAGTAGGCGAACGAAGGGAAGTTGTGGACGGCGTTGATGAGGTCATCGGGCGCCAGCACGCCCGATGCCGCCGTGGTGAAGTTGGCGATGCCGCCGTCGTTGAGGAAGCCGAGCGGCTGCCCAACGCCGGAGCCGGAGACGAACGCTGCGCCTTCGAGCTTGGCGAATTGCTGCGAATACTCGAATTGCAATTCCTTCTCGATATCGAAGAAGGCGTCTTCCACCATCTGCCGGGAGTAGAGCATCAAGGCATACATCTCGTGGGTCGGGATGTCCTTCATGCCAAACTGCGGGTTGGCGGAGACGGTGCGGGTGCCGGTCTCAGATATCCAGGCCGCTGCGGTCGGCTGCGTCAACACGGGGATTTTGAGGTTGTTTGACGAAGTTTGCCGCACACGCATGATGCCACGTACCGGGGAGATGAGCACGATGTTGCGCAGGATTTCATCTTGCACAATCTCCGGCAGGACGAAGAAGCCGCCGAGCGTGTCATCGGTCAGGTTCAGGGCTTTGAGGTCCAGGCTCTTGAAGTTCCAGCCTTCCTCGCCCTTTTCGGTCGGAATCATCGCCTCGCGCTGGCTCTTGGGCATGCGCTCAAAGCCCTTGCGCAGATAGGTGCCGAATGCCTTGCGGTAGGTCTTGGCCTTGACGGTGCGCTCGCGCTTCTCGCGGGCTTCGTCCAGGTCCATGATCTCGCCGCTGCTATCGCCAAAGAGCGCCGGGCGGTTCGTCTTCGCCTCTAGCGTGTCCAGGCGGTCGTTCAACGCTTTGAAATTGGGTTCGCGCTCGGCAAGCTGTCCCTCGCCCAACTCCACGATCTCGCGGAGCCGCGCGGTCAGTCGCTGGACTTCTTCGAGCTCTTTCTGTGAAACTGCCACGTATCTACCTACTGTGCCTTTCCGCCGGACTGGTTAGCGCGTATGCTGCGCCAGTCGGCTTTTCAACGCATCAACGTCCGCGTCGAGCGCGGACAGGTCAATCCCCTGATGCGTGGTGCCAGCATGCGGAGTGCTTCCAGCAGCGGCCCGGCGCGGGGTATAGGTGGGTTGGCGGATACCCTTATTCGGGTTCGTGCCGCCATTCTCGGTATCGTCGTCGCCCTCTACGTCGTCCTCATCCTGGCGTACGGCGTCGGGGTCGGTTTTCTTCATCAGGTCGGCTATCGCGCCGTGATGCTCCATCATGCCCTTCATGTGTTCGGTCATGCCGTCCAGCGCCTTCGTGATAACCTCACGATTGGCGGATGAGATGGCGCGTCCGGCTTTGCTCAGGAGGGCGGGCGCGTCCGGCATGGCAAGCGGATTGGTGTGGCGCTTGTACGGCTGATCTTCGCCGTCGTCCGCGTTGGGGCCGTCCGGGTCAATGAACTGGTCACGGTCAGGCGTCAGGCACGGCACGAAGTCAGCGGCCACGGAGCGCGTCACGAGGTCCATCACGGCTTTGCCGAAGGCGTCAAGGTTCGCTTGCGCCGCGTCCTCGATATTCACCGGCTCTTCATCTGCCATCAGATAGCCAGTCGCCTGATAACTCGCCTGACACATCAACTCGAACATGGCCTGTGTGAACGCGATGAACGTATCGCCCCAATCGTCCTGCAACTGGTCACTTGCCGAGAGCGACGCGAACAGGGTATCGAAGTCGCGGGCCTTGCGCACGTGTTGATGCGTGCTCGCCTTGCCGTGATCGTCCGGGTGATCGTGGCTGGCGTCGCCTTTGTGCTCGTGCGCGTGGCTGTGCGTGTCGTCACTGCCCTGGCTGCCCATACTCTTATGGCTGTGCGTGTGACTGCCGGTGTAGGCGGCGTGCGTCCCATCGCTGGACACCTCTACGTCGCCGCCTGTGCCCTTGATGAGGCGCTTGCCCATGCTCTGTGCTGCCTTTCCGCCGTCGTCTTTGTCCCACGGCGCGACTATCGAATCGTCGTCAAACTCTTTCGCCATGCGCTTGTAGTAGGCGCTGATCTTGCCCTTGATGGCCGCTTTGTCGCTGTCGCTGATGCCCGTGGTGCTCTCGACGCCGTGGCTGCCCGCGCAGGCAAATATGGCCTTGGGCATGGCCTTGATGTCGCCACCTACCACGTCGCAGAACAGGAGCTTGTAGTCGCTGACGTTCTCTGCGGCGTCACCGTCCGGGCTGAAGAAATGCACGGACTTGAGCTTGCCCGTGTCTACCGAGTCATCGGCTTTGGTAGCCCATGCCACAATCCGCTTGTGCGCGGCGCCGCCATCCCAGGCAGCATCGCGCTCGCCTAGCGGCCACGTCGCCTTGCCGCTGGCGCCCTTCTGGCTCAGGCGACTGGTGAGGTTATCCATGCTTGCCAATACCCCTTGGATGCTGTAGGGCTGGCTCGCCGCCTCACGAGTGGGGGC